ACAGTTCTAACTCGTCCGGTAATAGGCTGTTGTAGCAGAAGAAGTTGAGTTAGCAACAGAAACTGTAAATACGTTTGACTTTGCTGTACCAGAAATTAGATCGCCATTTGTTGCGGTTTTTTGATTAACCAACAGTCCTGTTTCAGCGGGATTGTTATATAGCCTATACTCATAATAATCTAAGTCTATGTCATTTACTGGGTCAAATGCAAACATAACTGTTTCATAGTTGGCCGCAAGGCTAAAGTTTGTAATACCAGATGGGTTTGATTGTGCTACTGGAGTTTTTATCCTTATTGCTTCTGGTGCATCATCAGTTGCTGCTATCTCTACGTTTTTTGGCTTAAGAGTTAGCAGATAGTTAGAATCTGGCTTTAATCCTGTAATTGTCTTTTTTATAATTGCCATTACCTTATAACTCCTGTTGATGTAAAGACAATACTGTCTTCTATTTCTTCTCTATCAAAATAGAGATTATAGTTTTTACTGAAAGCGAACTTAGTTATAGACATTGATGTTTTTGAGGATGATTGATTTTTTGAACCAAGCAGCTCTATCTCAAAAGTAAACGTTCCATAATAATCTCTGTAAGTTTTTAAAGAATCTATAGATGTATTAGTATTTAGATTAATAGAAAATATTTCTGTATCCACTATTGAACTAGGTGAGTACATCTCAATCTTAGGTTGTTGATATATCACTGATTGACCAGAAGACGTTGCAGACGTTTTGATTATCTTTAATGATATCTGACCTTTATCTGGACCTTTATCTCCATAAATTTTTAGATATGGTCCGTCAAAGTTACCAATAATCTTTGACCCAGCAACGTCGGTTTTGCCATCATACCAAGACTGACTATCGCCAAAATACGATATTTGTGCAATTCTAGTATTTGACGCTGGTTTATTTACCAAATGAGAATAATAGTTGACAGAGTTGGTAGATCCAGCGGTAAGTGTTCCCATGTAATTAGATCCACCAGGATTTACTGTCCTAATGTAGTTAACCCCTGACAGTGTAATAAATTGTGCATTATCTGAATGGTAGTAAATGTAATATGCACCGTCTGGTTTAAGACCAGAGTTTACATCATATAGAGACTTGAAATAAAGTATATCATTTGAATCAATATAAGAATATGTTGGCGTTTTAGCTGTAGTAGTTTCGTATACTACTACAAAGGCGTCTTGGTCAAATGATGATTGAATTTGACCACCAACAGAAGAATATACTTGACCAATGTTCAAATCTTCCAAAGGACAATGTATCCAGTCTCCTGCTTTTAGGTTATCTGTTAATGACGGAAATACAATTAATCTCCTAACTGGAGGAGTTATTAATGTGGCTAGTGTGCCATCCGTGTAATATTTAAACCATGCCATGATTAGAGCTCTTTGTATAGAATTTCAAAATCGTAGGTATCTATTTTATCATCATCTATTTGAATTTCAACGGTTGCGTTAAATTCATTGAGTCCACCGTTTTTTTGGACATATTCAAATCCGGTAATAATAATATTTGAGTATGGTTTTGTATCTAAATTCTCATAGTATGATTCTCTTGCTGCAGTGTAGTCTATAGAAAGAGCATTGATTGGACTAGTTCCATCTTCAAAATTGTGACTATGATTTGCTAGATCTATTCCGGCTATCCTAACTCCATCATTAATAAAGATATCCCCAGTTATGATTCCTCCATCGGCCTTTAAATATTGAGGATGTGGATCTCCATCTAAATCATCTAAGTCGTTATGCGATGATCGTAGATTCTCTCTTGAAGATATATCAACATCAATAAATTCAAAAACAGAATTGTATTTATCTATATCAGACTTTAATGGATTGGCCAAAGGTTTAACCCTAGACTTTGCCATGTCTTCAAGCTGAACAAGATAATTAATATATCTTCTATCTAGTCTAAATAATTGTAATGCAGCAAATAGTCTTTTTCCTAAGGTTACTCTTCTTTCAACCAGATCAGTTGTTATTGAGCCTAGATTTCCAGTTACTGCATTTGTGGCAATAATCATTTCTCCTGTTAATACAGGAGCATCTTTTGCCAATGAAGATGTATTTATATCCAGCATGATTGGCTCGATTAGCTTTGACTTAAAGGTCATTGCTGGAAGAAGATAATTATTATAGAAAGCTGGAGCTACATCAACAGAATCTCTTTTTATCAACGATGATATAGAAATGATTTCTGATAATATCGAGTTTACTCTGAGCGAAAAAAATGCTTGAAATTGAGCGGCTTGCTTTTTAGAGATTTGATCCAACTCGGATTGTGGAATTGATACTGATGGGGTTGTGATTTCTGTGGCAAATTGTTTCGTATAGTGCGTAACTGCCTTTGACCAATCTGCGAGATGCTTTGCGATTTCCCCTTCTGTTTCATCCTTATATACCTCTCCTAAATAATAAGTGACTATATTTTTTACAATTAAAATTTCTTGATATAAGAAATTTAATATTTTTTTGACATAAAGCAGATAACCAAAAGTAGTATGAGATATTACCAATTCATACTGTTTGATAAATTCCCTACATGCCCTACATTGGTGCTTTAATGCGAACAAGTACTCTTCATAGCATATGAATTCTGGTGGTTTTTTGTCTAGACTTTTTTTAGAGTGTTTTACGGCGTCTTTCCACACAGCTTTGTGAGAGACCTCTAACTCTATATTTACGTAAGGATTGATATTAACCAAATGAAGATTGTCATCTATTTCTTCTAATAGTTTTCTAACAATTTGTTCACACTCAAAAACATAGGATCTAACATCTTTCACTGATGTTTGTGAAATATGATTGTTATAATTTATTAAATTTTTTCCTTGATCTGGTGATTCATTTGCTCTTTTTTCCAAGGAGTTCAAACTGGAAACATCAGAATATGGATCAGAGAAAACATTCTCTACTGCATTTGATTTTCCTAAACCATAGTTAGCCATAAATTATCCTAAAAAACTCTTCTCTTCAAAGGAGCACTTGCTCTTCTATTAAAACTCTTTCTTAAACCAGTTTTAGCGGATAAAGCTTCTGTTCTACTAGAAGTCTTATTTTCTTTATCTTCATCATCAGAAGTTTTTGATCCTGGCATAAAGAATGTATTTGAAAACGAACTAGTTTTGTTTGCAAATCTTGCTTTGTGTAAATCGTTGTAATTTTCTGTTATAGATAGTAGTGCCAAAATCAGACCGTCATGAGCGTGATCTTGAGCAGAGCCGCCAGCTTCAAATACTGGTCTACCAGTCTGTGTTGTTCTAACTACAACGTAAGATATTAACTGCATATATAGTTCGTCATCTTTTTCTGGAATAACCAATATTTCTTTTTCCAAATATTGACGAAGATTATCAACCATGTATGGTTTTATTTCTTTTTTAACAACCTGTTTAGTGTATGGATCTCTTATATCAATTGTCTCGGCAAAACTGATTCCCTTTACTTTTGTTTTAAGTCCAGATATTGGATTTTCTACTCCATACTTGTGAAGCAACTCGACTTGAACTTCACCAAATCCTCTGTCAACATAAATGTGTTTTGGTTGAAATATATCATTTAATTCAACTATTCTTGAAACTGCTTTAGTCAATGTATATTCAGATCTTTCAATTTCTTCTCTGTATGCAACTCTGACTTTATTCCTAAATCTTTCTTCTTCATAAGAATCTGAGCATGCTTCTAGGACTACTAGATTAGTGCCTGCCCCATATTTGTCCCAGTCTACTCCCATTGTAAAGAAGCTTCTTGCAGAAGTGATTTCTGGAATATAGTTCCAGCTTGGCTCAATAAATGCTTTGTCTACAAACTTTCTAGGATAAACACCTTCAGCGTCTTCTCCCCAGTCTGCTTCTATTTCATGCCTATATCCAATTTCTGAATATTGCTCTCTAAATTCATCTTCTTGATCTTTAGAAAAATAAGGATTGCAATACGATGGAAACCAAAACTCTTTAAATCTAGAGCTTCTACACCACTCCCAAAATCTTTCTCTTCTACCGGTTGGAGTAGATGCTCCAATCAAAACTTTATCTGGTTGATCTTCTGCTGTTTTTTGCAACATTGCATAGAGTGCATCAAGGTCGTCTGCATGCATGTAGTCCATTTCGTCAAGAACAATAACATGAGCTTCTTGACCTCTAGCTACGTCTGATTTTCCACCTGATCTCATACCAGAGGTGAAGAATCTGATTGTTGAACCATTTGAGAACTGAATCATAAATTGTGGAGATGTTACTTTCCTAGTGATTGAGTTCATTACAATCTCGTTCTTAGAAGCTAATCTTATTATTTCTTGATAAATAAGTTCTACGTGAGATTTCATTGGCGCAATAACTAGACACCTACCATCTTTATGAGTATAGCTGTAGTGTAAAAGATATATTGCCATACTAAAGGTTTTGCCTAAACGACGACCAGCTCTTAATACCTTTCTCAAAGCTGGGTCTCGCAAAATCAAAGTTTGATAAACTCTTGTTTCTGCTCCAAGAAATTGTTTTGCCCAAACACATGGATCTTTAGCTATATGTATTTGTTTTTGTTGTTCTGCAGAAATTCCAGCGTCTAATAATTCATAGTCAACTTCAAAAGGTTCATCTATTAATAGCGACAACTCTCTATTTGTCAATGGTCTGCTTTCAACAGTAGAACCATCTGCCCATGATAAATGCTTTAGTTTATTTTCAAAAACCCATTCAATTCTATTAATCTGTTTAACAGTCTCTACATCTTGGGCTCTTATTATTTCTAATAAATCTTCTTTTGGAAGCTTTTCAAGACTCTGCCTAAACCTCTTTGTTTTATTAGCTAATGATGTATTCATATTTTATCCAAAATGGGCTGCTAACATTCCAGCTTCAGAGCCGAGCATTGACCTTGCATTTAGTCTTGAGTTTTGAATTGCCATAACACCTCTTGCCCTTGACGTTGATGCAACTTCGTTGTCTTTGAATCCTGCACCAAATAATGGCTTATTAATACTTCCTTGGAAAGATTTTACAGCATCTTTGAGAGTATTGACGCCTCCCATAGTTAAATTTCCTAAACCTTTACCAACATCATATGATAGTGTTGCCCAACCAAAAGCGTTAAATGCTTTGCTAGCGACTTTTCCATAGGTACCAAGATATTGTCCACCTAGTTTTGCTGCTAAACCTTTTTCTCCCCTTTGAAATGCCTCATAGGCTAATTTGCCAGTTGCGCTTCTTATGGCTTTAACATTTCCTGATCTCAAAAGTCTTACTGCATCATCTGCATATTCGCTAGCCCCAGTCATTCCAGACATGTATGCTCTACCAGCTTTAGCAACATCATCTAACTCGCCCATTATTCC